GTCCGCGCTGACTGGGTATGATCCATTTACAGGAAAGCCTATCGCAGCGCCCACCGACGAAACATGGGACCGTGTTGTCAAATCAGGTAAATACCTCTACAACACAATGGCACCCAACTTAATCGGCACCAATTTCTGGAAGCAAATTGGCGACCTGAAAGACGAAAAAACTGGCCCGCTTGGCATCGAGAAAAGTCCGTTGTTCTTGGCCCGTACGCTTGGCGGCTTGGGCTTGTATCAGTTCAACGTGGAAGAGTCCCAGTTCATGCAGGATAAACAAGTGCAGGGCATCAAGAAAGACTTCAGCGCAGCGATGAACAAAGCCAAGCGCGACGAGTACAGTAAGGGGTACCCTGACTACGAGGCTCTAGACGCTGAGCTTGACGAACTGCAAGTGCGACTTGAGAAACGTATCACTGAAATCCGTGGAGAGTAATATGGCAACCAAAGATTCACGACTGGCGCGTGCAGGTGTGGCGGGCTTCAACAAGCCCAAGGCCACCCCCAGCCATCCGACCAAGAGCCACGTCGTCGTGGCCAAGGTAGGCGAACAGGTCAAGACGATTCGTTTTGGCCAGCAAGGTGTTAAGGGCAGCCCTGACGGGTCTGCACGCAACGAGGCGTTTAAAGCCCGCCATGCGGGCAACATCGCCAAAGGCAAAATGTCAGCCGCCTATTGGGCCGACAAAGTTAAATGGTAAGGAACCACCATGGCAACGAAGAAAATGAACCCATTCGGTAAAGGCGAATCCAAGAAGATGGAAGCTGCCGAGAAGAAAATGGCCCCCACCAAAAAAGGCTACGCCAAGATGGAAGCTAAATTCGAGCCCGGCATGCACAAGGCCAAGAAGAAGTAATTACTTCATCCCCGCATTGCGTGTGCGGGCAAAGGAGCGGTTGACGGACTTGGGCACTACACGCAGGTTGCTAGCTCCGTTACCGCCGCCTTTGGCAATGGGCGTCTTGTGGTCTACGTCCTTGCCGTCACCCTTGTGAACTACGCCCTTCTTCTCCAACGTAGCACGCGCGGCGTTGCGCTTTGCACGGTTGGCGATCTGGGCTGGCTTGCCTTGGTAGTTGGCGTATTCCTGTTTGTAGTCACGTGGCATGGTTAATCCTCAGTAGAGACCTTTAAGGTCGGGTGGGGCGTAGTTCGGGCCCTTGGCTATTTTGCCATGCTCGTCGAAGATTGGCTTGCCATCTGCATTGTATTTTGACCAGTTGCTGCTGTTGACACGGTTGATCGCCTCAACGATGTTCATCTTCGCGCAGTGACCAACCCCCACGCCGGTAACGACCTGATCTGCAAGTGAGTCCAACAACTCTTTGCGGTTGTCGATCTGCATCTTCACCACGCCTTTTTTCAGCCCGTTGGCCAGCTTTTCCAGCGTGAACATCATGGTCGCGTAGTCTTCGGCGTCTTCGTCCAAGAACGCAAAGGACACAGAGTCGAGTCCCTCGATGAACTCTTCGATGTGGCAGCCGAACTGCACGGCTAAGTTGTCTTCTGTTGGGTGTGGACGAGCACGCTCGTGCCAGATTTTGATGATGTCATTCATGCTGCTTCTGCTCCTAAAACTGCGAGGGTTACTTTGCTTTGTGGGCGTGAGTTGGTGCCCGTCAAACTCTCTATGAATCGTGGGTGGTTGAGGTTCAGCACAACGCACTGCATCTGGCCGGGCGCATGCTTGGGACAGCCCTTGAACAGCGTAATACGTTCGCGGCGCTTAATCAGCGCACCCTCATTTTCCAGTGCCCGCTCGATGCGGTCTAAGCCGTCGTTCTTGTGCTTGAGCCATGTGCGCAGACGTTCTGCACTGATGGATACGCAGCTGCCCGGCATGATCTGAGTCGTCGCGTCGTACACAATCCTGACACGCGCCACGGCACGCTCTGGGGCTGGCAATACAACCTGCTCGACGCCACTGGCGTACTTCTCTTTGCACTCAACCAGCTGGTCGTTGTGCTCTGCCAAGAACTGGCCGATGGTATCGAACACGTCAACCTTGTTGTCTTCAGCGAGTTGACGAGTGGCTTTGACGCGCTCAATCAGGTACTGGATGGTGGCTTTGATGTCGAACGGGAACAGGCCCAAGGCTTGGCCAATGCGGCCCATACCCCATGCAGAGATGATGGCCGTGCGGTAGAAGCGCTCCTGCGGCTCGAACAGAAACCCGAAGGTCTTGACGAACGAGGCTTCAGCCAGCTTCCACACTTCCTCTTGGCCACCACGTGCAATCACCACCTCGACCAGCTCGGGGAAAGCCCAGCCGTTGTTCTTGGCCATGATGTCGAAGAAGTCGTAGCCATCGCTCTTGCCATCCGCGCGGGTCTCAACGAATGTGCGGTCATGCTGTGGCAACTCCAAGCAGCGGGCCTTCAGCGGGTCATTGCCAGCCTGTGCGCCCTCGAACTTCTGGTGCAGTGAGATGTTGGTGGTCACGAGTGTTGGGCCAGCCCATGTCGCGGGCTTACGCAGCTCACGCTCTTTGGTCATGGCGTTCTTCTCACGGCCTTGGCTCAGGATGTAGGCCATGTCAGCGATGTTGGAGTCGTCCGCAGTGGTCAACTCGTCGATCGTGCAAGGCAGGTGGTTCAGCACGCCGCGTATCTTGTACATGGCGTTGGACGTGTCAGTCTGGCTCAGGAACAACTCTTTGGGGTTGCCGATCAAACTGTTCGCTGCGATGAGCGCTAGCGTCTTGCCTGTCGTTGTCTCTGGCGAGTAAATGGACACCACGCATGTAGCGTTGCCAGCAGCGTTGCCGATGATGCCAGCTGTAGCCAGCAGCACAGCAGAGCGCAGCGTGTCGGTGCCCGGACGGTCGAGCATGGCCATGCCACGCACCCACTCATCGCGGTCGCCGTGAGGGGCGATCTTGTCTTTGAAGTCCGCCGCTGGGCCGCGCAAGCGCAGGTCTGAAACACCGTGTGCATGGCCGAGCACTGAAGCCCCGCACATGAACGAACCGTCTTCCTGCCAACCGAACGCCACGTAGTCAAGCCCTGTGGGAGCCTGCTGCTGCACCATCGTCAAGTAATCCATCAAGTAACTCCTCACCTTCTCATATTGGCCAGCATGCTTCATGTAAATCTGGCGGTTGAGCAAGAACGTGGTGAACTCTTTGCCGACAGTGGCGAGCACCACCATCTCGTGTTCTTCCTCTTTCCAGCCCGTCATTGGGTATTTCACAATCAGCTTGAACGCTGACTTGCGGCTTTCTGGGTCGTTGTACATCCCAGTGATGTGCATCTCATAGGGGCTGACCAGATCGAACTCAGTCACCTCTTGCGCCACGTCGTTGCCGTTTGCGTCGGTGCTCGTGATCTCGGTCTTGACCTCACGGAACACTTGGCCGTTGTTGACCACGTAGCCCTTGGGCAGCTTGAATTCCTTGGTCTCGCCTTCTGGGGTCTCGATCTTGGTCTCAGTCACCACAGACAGCTGGGCTGGGCTGGTAATCTTCCCCTTGCTAGGACAGCCTTCGCAGCCTGCACTGCACAGCTGCTCGAACTTGGCACAGGTTGTTGGGCCCGTACCGTTCCAGCCGTTGATCTTGGCCATGTTGGCGTCGAGGTCGAAGTCAGGGTGCCCGCCAGCAATCTTGATGACAGCATCGGCCACGTCAGTTGCATGCTTGGCCAAGCCAAGGGATGCACGCCACAAGGGCTCTTCGACTTGGCGGCCAGCTGCGTCGAGCAAACCACCTGACTCGATCAACGCATGCACTTGGTTGCAGCGCATGGCCACAGCATCAATCAGCACATCGTTGGAGTTCAGCACCGCGTCCATGATGGACGACTTCTTGCCAGAGCGACCAACGTGGGCTGGGCGAGACACCTGAGCCACTTTACCGATCCACTGAGACAGGATTGGTTTCAGGTCACGAGGGTCGTAGTCTGGGCAGTCACGCTTGCACTCGACGGGCTTCCACGGCTGTTGCTTCTTGTGGTGTGTGCCCACTGGGCGGAGCACCATCGAAGGGTCGTGAATCTTGCTGGTGTCGATCTGCACACCGTTCTCTTCGAGCGCGAGTCTGAGAGCTGTTGAGAGCTTTACCCAGTCAGCGTTCTTGATCGCCATGGTTAGCGGCCAGTAGCAGTGGATGCCTTTGCCTGACGAGATGACCATGGGGGCTGGCATGCCGATAACCTTGAGCGCCGCAGCCATCACAGTCCAACCCTCTTTCTGGGTTGCGTAGGGCTTGTCTGGGCCGATGTCTAAGTCCAGTGCTAGAGCCTTGAACCATGTGGCCTGCTCTTGCTTTCGTGACCACTTCGCGCGGCCAGCTGAGTCAGTGAATGAGTGTCCGGCAAACGTGCCGACAGTGTAGTAAACGGTTGTTGTGGGTTCGGTGTCCCACTTGGAGATTGCATTGACAGCGTCGTCGATGTTGGCAAATGAGCCACGGTTCCAGAAAATGCCACGAGGATTTTGTCCCGATGGGTCTGGCTTGTGTGTGCAGATAACCAATTCGTCGGTCTGGGCAACTATGCGAGTAAGAAAGTTTTTTGTGTCCAAATCGTGCCCCTAGATGAAAAATCCCCCGACCTAAGTCGGGGGAACTGTTGCCGAGATTCTATTACTCGTCGAACAGGGAGTCGAGCTTCGCGGCCAATTCATCCGATGCTTTTACTGGTGCAACGGTTGGTTTGGCACTCACTGGTTTCGCTTGGATCGGCGCGGGACTACCTTCTTCCTCATAGGCATCGTCCACAGATTGTTGCGCTGGCGCAACAGGAGCAGCGATTGCGGCCTTTGCAGCGGGGGCTGCGAGGGCTGGGCCAGCAGACGTAGGTGCGATCTGGCGGGTAGCCACTTTCACTGGGTCGCTGTCAATCAGTGCATCAACGCGGGCGATCGCCTTCTCAGGCACGTAGCCCTTCTGCTTGAACGTGATCTTGGGGAAGCTGGCTTGGTCGTCGAAGCCCAACTCAGTCACTGCCTCTTCTGGGCCAATGCCGTAGTTGCCGAGCTCTTTGAAGTATTCACGCAGGGCTTTCATGCCGCTGACAGGCACAGTCAAGCTATACACCTTGGTGGGGTCAGCAGCTGCTACGACAGCGAGGTGGCGCTGGTCAGCGCACATCTTCGACTTCGCACCGGAGGGCAGAATCTTGGAGCCGAGCACGTTGTTCGGGCAGTCAGCGCAGCCATTGTGCACAGGTGCTGTCACAGATGCGTCAGGCTTCAGGCCATCGTTTGACCAGCAATCTGGGCGGATGTTTTCAGCTGATGCGTCGAACGCCTTGGCGTAGAACACCTTGGACACGCGAGGATTGGCACCCACGATGATAGTATCGAGCGTGACACCGACTGTGGTCTCAACGCCGTCTTCGTTCAAGCGATAGCGACCAGCACGGATGCTGATGCGCGGGATGCTTGGGCCGTCAGAGACGATGGCCGAGGCGACAGCTGACTTGGTACCAGCTTGTTGACGGGCAGCGATACGTGCTGCGATGTGTGCGGGGACGGTTGCGATATTGCTCATAGGTTACTCCTGTGGTTGAGCTTTGGGGGGACGCATGGCATGAACCACTGCGCGAAAAATAAAGTCTTTGGCTTGCTGCTCTTTAGGCAGCAACTCGAACGGGGTGATGCACGGGTGGGTCTTGAGCGCGGCGGATTTAAACTCACCGTACAACCAACCCTCAGCGAGCTTCTGTGCCATCCAGCTTTCATGGCTGGCTTCAGGGCCCACGTCGTTAAACAAGTGAAGATCGACACCCATCAGGGCGCTTCTCTTTTGCCAGTCCTCAGCCTCTTCCCATGCAGGCTGGCTTGTGTCGCCAAGGGCTTCGCAGTACCCACGGTTGACTTCATGGCATACACGAGCAATGTGCTCTTTGTACGCCTGAATCGTTTCTTCCTCAGTCATTAAGTTAGTCCTTTGCTTGCGCTTTGCGCAGATTGAAAACACGCGTCGATGAAAAATTCACCCCGGGTGGGGGTGCGCCGTTTGCCTCGATGTAACTCTTGACTCCGGTCTTAGATGCACGGGACTCGACCATGTCCCAAGCATTGTGTTCTGCACAAAAGCGGAAGAACTCTTCACGAGAACCCACTGTTGCTGTGTTGTGTGTTGACCAGTAACCTGTACCGGACGGCGTCTTGATGGTGTCGAGACCATCTTCTTGCGCCTTGGCTGTGATCCAGTTTTCCAACGTCACCAGCTTCTCTGTCAACTTGGCTTTCTCAGCCTTGTGCACGCGCTCCAGCTCGTCAATGGCTTTTCGTACTTCGAGATATTTCTCGACTGCGATCTCATAGTTCATACGTAACTCCTTTACTCTTCGTCACTGTTGATGCCTTGCACCAAATTCAAAAACTCCGCGAGTGTGTTTTTCTTCGCGCGGAGCCTGCGGTATAG